TCGTCTATAATATCAGATATGTTTGATATACTTACGATTGTCCCAGGCAAAAAGAAGCAGACGCAGAGTGGATGGACTTCATTCAATGCGCCTTGTTGCCATCACAATGGACATAACCCTGACAAAAGAATGCGAGGGGGAATTAAAGCAGACGGTGATGATTGGAACTATCATTGTTTTAATTGTGGCTTTAAGTGCGGTTTCAAACTAGGCAGAGCAATTAGTAAACGCACACGTAACTTTTTATCATGGTGTAATATGCCAGACCAAGATATTAATAAATGGTCGTTGCATTCTATTCAACACAAAGATTTGATAGATTCTATCCTACACAAAAAGAAACAACAGAAGTTACCTACGTTTAAAGAAAAGCCAATGCCAGAAGGTGAGTTGATTTATACTGCTAATAAAGATCATCAAGTGTACATTGACTACTTGAACAAAAGAGGATTACAACACAACGACTATCCTTTTATGGTTAATCCCAATGCAGAGGGAAGACAATCGCAGGGTATAATTATCCCTTACACATATGAAAACAAAGTTGTAGGTAGTACAATAAGATTTATGGACGATAGAAATCCTAAGTTCATAAATGATCAACAACAAGGATATGTATTTGGTACTGATTTACAAAAAGATAGTTGGGAAGTCGTATTAGTTTTTGAAGGTATTTTTGATGCTATCTCAATGAACGGTTTAGCACTGACACATGACACAATTAATGACAATCAAGTTGCTGTCATTAACAAATTGGGTAAACGTGTTATTGTTGTTCCTGATCAGGATAAAACAGGTTTAAGTATATGTGAAAGAGCATTAGAACTAGGTTTTGATGTGTCTTTACCTAACTGGTCAGAAGATATTAAAGATGCAAATGATGCTGTAATTAAATATGGTCGTCTGAATACTCTACTAAGTATATTAGACTCCGCAACAAACAGCAAAATTAAAGTAGAAGTTATGAGGAATAAAATTGCTAAAAGAATTTAACGTAGAAGTACAAGAATTATTCTTGCGAATGATGATAACAAATGCAGAGTTGTTTGTTAGGGTCAATAATATCTTTAACGCAGAAAACTTTGATAGAAGATTAAGACCTGTCGCAGAGTTTATGAGAGAACATTCAGAGCAATATAAGGTATTGCCTGACTCTACGCAAATCAAAGCAACAACAGGAGAAACAATCGACACAGTTGATGAATTAGACGATGGTCATTACGAATGGTTTATGACTGAGTTTGAATCGTTTACTCGCAGACAAGAATTAGAAAGAGCAATCATGTCATCAGCAGACTTGTTAGAGAAAGGTGATTATGATCCTGTTGAAAAGTTAATTAAAGATGCAGTACAAATATCATTACAAAGAGACTTAGGTATCGATTACTTTGAAGATCCTAGGGCTCGTCTTATGCATCTTAAATCTAGCAACGGTCAAGTATCATGTGGTTGGCCCTGCTTAGATCAAAAACTCTATGGTGGTTTTAATAAAGGTGAACTGCAAATCTTTGCTGGGGGTTCGGGTTCAGGTAAATCATTGTTCATGCAAAATCTATCAGTCAATTGGGTAGAGCAAGGCTTATCAGGCGTGTACATCACACTAGAATTGAGTGAAGAACTATCAGCAATGCGTATCGATTCTATGTTGACTGATACAAAGTCTAAGGAAGTATTTAAAGACTTAGACAATGTTGAAATGAAAGTTAAGATGAAACAAAAAGCCGCAGGTAACTTTAGAATTAAATATATGCCTGCTCAATCTACAGTAAATGATTTGAGAGCATATGTCAAAGAATTACAAATACAAACAGGTATGAAACTAGACTTTATGTGCGTTGACTATTTGGATTTGTTAATGCCAGTAAGTGCTAAAGTAAGTCCTAGTGACTTGTTTGTTAAAGACAAATATGTATCAGAAGAATTACGTAACTTGGCGAAAGAGTTTGATTTAGTATTCGTAACTGCATCACAGTTAAACAGAAGTTCAGTTGATGAAATTGAATTTGATCACAGTCATATCTCAGGTGGTATATCAAAAATCAATACAGCAGACAATGTGTTTGGTATCTTTACATCACGTAGCATGAGAGAACGTGGTCAGTATCAAATTCAGTTAATGAAGACAAGATCAAGTTCAGGGGTAGGACAAAAAGTAGAATTAGCATTCGATATAGAAACATTGCGTATTACAGACCCAGGAACTAATGCACCAACGCATAACACATCACAACCATCTGCACAATCTATCATGGATAAGTTTAAAACAACATCACAAGTAGGGCAGACTAATGAAATAGTAGAAAATCAAGTAGAGCCCGAGCAAAAACGAGTAAATGGTGATGTACAAAGTACAAAATTAAAATCATTATTGAATACTTTGAAAGACAAATAATATCCAAAATGGTCACGATTGACTAAATAGTAGTAAGGAATTATACTTATGCAGAAAAAAACTAAAAGCCTTTTAGAAGAACTAGAAAATTTTGGTAGCAACCGAGATATCCCACATATTGTAGAGTCTCGTGGCAACAATATTATTACTAGTGCGGTCAATTTAATTGAATTCATTCAACGTAATTACGATGATGTTCAGGCTGAACAGTTAGAAAAGAAACTGCTAAGTGCTATCCGAGGTAGAGACAAAACTCGTTTTTCAAAGACGATTAAAAAGTATCAAGGGTAAGTATCAATGAAGTTTGATGAAGTCATTATCAAAGAAAATAAATTAGGCGACTGGATGTTTGGAGACAAACGATACCGCGGTCAGGGCGGCATGGGCGGTACAGGAGGCCCTACAGTAAAAGCACCTAGTTTAGGACTTAAAGGTGGACTAACAAAACAAGATAAATTAGCATACAAATTATTTGTAAGAGACTTTGTTAGTGATGCATTGAGTACAATCGATTCAGGTCTTAGAGCAGGATTAATTAATCCGCCTTTAGGTCCAGGATCAGTCACTGGTGATGATCCAAATAATCCAGACTCTCAAGGAAATATGGATCCGGACAACAAACAACGTTTAATGCCTGGCTTCCAAGAAAAAATGAGAAGAATGTTTAATCCTAAAATGAAAGGACATGAAAAGTACGGTGAGTACAAACCTGATACATCAGATTTCGGTAAAGAAACAGACGGCTTTAACAAGCCTAAAGTACCTACTAAACGTAAAATGAAATGGCAACAACACAGTATCAAAGATTTAATTGATAAAGGTTTGACTACACAAGAAATTAGGAGAGCATACCCTGGTTGGAACGGTAATCTTAATGAGTGGGTTAAATTTGTCGAAATGAATATGATCTTAGAAAGTATCATAGACGAACAAGCACATGAAACAGATGTAGAAGCCGCAGGTGGTAGACTACTTAGTGTTTTTATGAAAGACTGGTTTGGTCAGTGGATGCAAAATGTTGATTATACCAAAAGTAAAGATGTATTATATCAAATCATTGATAACTTAGAACATGTGTATAACAATTCAAAGAATCCATCTAAGCCAAACATTGATAGAGATATTTTAACTCAGTTAGCCGACGGTGCTTGGGCGGCAACTTCTACAGTAGGTGTTACACCCGTAGGAGCAAAGAATGCACAAGGTGCAGAAGTAATACAAAAATCAGTACAAGCCCAAGGTGCAAAAGAACCTGAATTAAAATCAAAAGAAACACCAATGAAGCCCGTACAGATACCTGCAGGCATAGCAATTAAAGATGCAGGCGGAACAGAATATTTTTATAACGGAGAACAGTGGACTGATTCTAGTGGTAATGCGTTGTCAGCAGAAGAACAGCAAAAGTATTCAAAAATGTATGCGATGGATCCTAAAACCTTCTATAAAACAGAACTTGCACCACAAAAGAAATCTGTTAAAGAATCTAAAACTCAATCAGCAATTAGAGCAGAAAAAATACCATCACTGAAAACGAGGTAACAATGAACCTCAGTGAATCATTATCTAATACTTTACGTACATTAGAAAAAATCAACTTAGTCGAAGCAAAGGGACACTTAGATCACCCAGAAGATTTAGTGTTCTTAGGCGATGTTGAGGGTGCTAGACAAGCAATTAGTGCAATAGAACAAACAATCGCACAACCGGGTACAATCACAATTAAGTGGGACGGCTATCCCGCTCTTATCTTTGGACGTAATAAAGAAGGTAGATTCTCTATTATGGACAAACATATGTTCAATAAGAAAGACGGTACAGGAAGACAAGTGTTTTCTCCCCAAGAGTTTAGACAGTATGATAAGAATAGAGGTGTTGATCGAGGAGACTTGTATCAGTTGATTGATGATATATGGCCTGGATTAGAAAAAGCAGATAGAGGATCATTAGGTTATTATTGGGGAGACTTATTGTTTGCAAAACCATTAGAAGACCAAGACGGATACTACTCATTTAAAATGAATCCAAATGGTATTGCATACAAAGTAAAAGCAGATAGTGAAGTTGGTCACATGCTAAAAGGAAAAACAGCAGGAGTAGGTGTGCATACATTTATTCCAGTTAACGCACAAACTACAGATGAGTCATCATCACTAGACGGTACGATAGGTAACTTACATAACAATAGTGATGTAGCAATTGTACCTAGCAAGATGCCCATTACACCAAAGATTAAAATGCCCACGAAATTGAAATCACAAGCAGAAGCAGAAATTGCTCAACACGGTGATGCTGTTCGTATCTTAATGAATTCAGCGCCACAGGCACGTACTGCATTTAATTCTTTGTTTACTGTATTCATTAATAAAAAGATTGTTGCCAAAGACCTGTCAAATTTGTATAATGATTTTATTCAGTTTGTTGAGCAACGTCCAATGACTGACTCAATGCGTACTAAAATTACTAATCACTTCAATGCTCACAAGGACGGTGTTATGGGTGCATTTAAGATTTGGATTGCATTGTATAATCTAAAACAGAACATCGTAGATCAATTAGACAAAGCCGCAGAGGCTAGTCCTGTTAAAGGATACTTAGATGATGGCAGTGAAACACACGAAGGTTTCGTTGCTAATGGACTCAAGTTTGTCAATAGAATGGGCTTTTCTGCTCAAAATCTCGCCGCAAAGTAATAATATCACCGCATTTTTTCATAATCGGAATAAATAATAGTATGAACCTCACGGTGAGGGACAACAAACTATACAGGCTCGGAACGAGTCTTTAAATTAAGGAAAAGAAAAATGGCACAATTTACAAGAGCAAATGGTGACTTTTATCCAGTATTACGTTTAGACGCAACTGGATATTCAAACCCGGGTGTTAACGCAGTTTCAAGCGGTTCAACAGTTCAGCCTCAAGGGCCGAAGTTAGACTTCTTCAACATTGAGTTAGCAGACATCGCGGCAAACACAACTTTAGCAAACATCGCAATGTTAACAATTCAGCAGAAAGCAATTGTTTACATTTACGAGTTCACTAACGATGCAACTGATGATCTTTCAATCGCAGTATATCCTACTGGCGCTTGGGACGCAACTACTTTAGCATCTGCTATCGATACAGCAACTGGTGGAACATCAACAGTTGTAGCATCAGCAACATTCACTAACTAAGTTTTTAGTTAAAGAATTAAAAAGCCTCTTTTATTAGAGGCTTTTTTTTGGCTACTAAATACAACTATGAAAACCATAACTTGCTTCACATTGTTTGACATTACTCATACTAATGTTCTCAACAGATCAAAGCCTGTTGGGGACAACCATACGTTATGGCAAGTTCAAAGAAATTCACAAGCAAACTTTGATACTATATTGCAATGCATAAGTTTGCGAGGCAACCCAGAAATATTACATTATCCTCATCGTATAGAGGACAACACAGAAAATTCTTCATTTGGATTTTTAATAGACAAAAGCATACAAGATTTTCATTATTGGAAATTTGATTTTAAAGTACAAAACAATTCGGTGTTTGATGATGACATAGGACCTTTAGGCTTTCTTGTAAAAGACTGCCATGAAATACCTATGATTAAATGCGGTACAGAAAGTGTAGACTTACCTGACTTTTTAGATACTACACCTGAATTGAATAATATATACTTTATGGAGAACGTATGAAAAAGAAGATAAATGCAGAAGAAACTCGCAACAAAATTAAACAGATGTTTAAAGGAGAACTAATTAGAGAATTAAAAAATCTTTATATTAGTAACGACAGGTCTGGTATCAAAGCCTTTGGCAAATACAGAATACGAAAAGATCAAGGCAGTCACTTGTACAAAGTATCATGCAATGATTGGGAAGAATCATATGAATTTATAAATGCAAGAAATGCAATGGCATACTGCGTATTTTCTCACAATCGTAATACTGAAAGGGCAAAAGAAGTTTATAGCCTAGATGGCAAAATGGCATCCATCAATTTAGACATTGCAGTTCATACTAGAGGTTACAAAAGTACAACAAAGGATTTAGATCATAGATTAATACAGTTAACTAAATTACAGGATGATTTAGGTCGCAAGAAACAAATTGTGTATAACTTAGAAAGACTAATAAATACATCTAAAGAACAACAACGTAGAATTTTTGAGGAACACAAAAAAAATCGGTTTAAAAAACCCAGAAATTCTACGGAACAAGATAAATACAATATATCTACGACAGATTACTAGGAATTTAATATGAAACTTAATGATTTAAACACACAAGAAGTTGCAGTCAAGGCTTTGAAAGAAAACTTTGAAGTTGATTTTAACGTCAAGGGCTTGAACAAAATCCAGACTCAAACTATGCATAATAAAGTAAAGGGTTTAATTGCTGAAGCAAAAGAATCTCAGAACTTTGGTGCTGAATATCCAGCATATATGAAGTTAGTGTTTGTAGAGCAGGCTCTCAGAGAGCATTACAAAATTGCTCCTGAAGCACCTAGAACTAAAATCATTACAGAAAATGAAGAAGTTAATAGATCACAAGTAATCTTAGCCGCACAAGACATGGTTGATTCTGTACAGAAAATGTTAGAAGAAGTTTCAGATATGTTAGTCAAAGAAATGCCTGCATTAGTAGATTCTGTGCAAACAGAAATCGGTGTTAACGAAGCACAAGCATTTGATCAAACAGCAGGACAAGGTCTTGCAGAATTAAATCAGTGTTTAGTATCTGTTAAAGGTCAACTTGATCAAGCATTAGCAGGTATTACAGGTGGAAATGTTGTAGATGCATTTGACGGTGACGTAGACTCAGGTTTAGGTGACGGAGAAGTTGGTGTTGACAGTATGGATGTTTCTGATCCTGTAATGAACGTAACAGGTGATGAAGGAACTGACGTAGTAGACGTTAATGCTCCAGAAGTCGTCGGCGATGTCGAAGACGTAAACGTAGACGTATCAACAGGACCAGTCGGTAGAGCAAAAAGGTAAAGCACATGAGGCTTTACGAGTTTGTTGATGCTCAGGATAGCAACGCAATGGCAGCCAGTATCGTGGCTGTTTCCAATCAACTAAAACAACATGTAGAAGATGGGTCCATTGATCCTGATAACTTTACAGTTGATCAACTGCTAGACACATTCCAAGACAATGACATTATACTTGACGTACAAGACTTGTACAAAATGATGGAAAAGCCTCTTTTAAAAAGTGTCATTTCAAATATTCAGGGAGATAAAGTAGTATTCAAAGGACACGAACCTGTTAACATTGAACCTGGAAAAGACAAAGAATCTGATAGTGAAAAAACCGTTGATAAAATGGCAAAGTCTGCTATGAAAAAAGATCGCGGCGCCTTTAAAATATAAACCCAATCCACTTTACACGTAATATAAATTACTTTATAATAACATATTGAGGTGTTAAATACAAGTATGGAAGTTACAGACATTGCAAAAG